CGCGAACGCCAACAGCTGCAGTCTCGACATATGTGCCTGACGGTGCAGCTCCCATTGCGGGAACGGCCATGGCCTACTCCATTGCTTAGCACGGCGCGGTGCGCCTGGTGCCGGTTGAACCAAAATTGCTGGTTCGCAATGGATCTGACTGATGGCCTGGCAGGCGTTTAGCGCTTGGTCAGCGACTGCGCTGCGTGCTGCTGGTCAACTTGGTCGTCCTGCGACTGCACGGCCCGATCGTTGCTTGGTCTGCGACTGCCCCCGACCGACGGGGGGACGCTACGAGCGTATCTACTGTGCCGTCAATACCGTCCGTTGCTGCTGCTGGCGTTGGAGCGGCGGGCGCTGAGCAGGGCGGCGGCGTTGCGGGCATTGGGTCGTGCCTCGAACGCCTGTTCGGCCTGTTGCACCTGGGCGGCGGCGGCGGGTGGTGGGCGCACGCCACGCACCTGTGCGGTCTGCACCGGCTTGGGGGCTGTGGTTTTAGCGCCCTCCAGCATCCTGTCCCACATCATTGCTTTCATCATGCTCTCGACGTGGCGCGGGTCGGACAGTCCCTGGAGTTCCTGCCTCGTGTAGCCGCCTTTGCTTTCGGCCCATTTGGCAATGTCGCGCTGCACGGTCGTGCGCATCGCATCATCCCGCCAGAACTCGTATTTCTCCGACAGCATCTTGTTGCCGGCCTCGACCTGCTGGCTCATCGAGCGCTCGTAGGCCTGCTGCTGGAGTTGGGTGAGGGTGCCGAGGCGCTGCTGTTCGGCGGTGGCGGCCTGGTAGGCGGCGAACTGGCGGAGATAGCCTTGCGGGTCGCTTTCGATCAGGCTGGGGTCTGGCGGGGTCGCTCCCTGGAGGCGCTCACCAAGCTTCGCGAGCTCGGGCTGGATGTGGGGCAGCACGGTGGCGAGGGCCTCGGCCTGCTGCTGGAGTTGCTGGCGCTGGACAGCCAACTCTTGGGTCTTGCGGGTATAGTCCGCGGCTTGCCCCATCGCCGTCCTGATCTGAGCGGCGGTGACGCGGTGTCCGTCGATCGTATAGACGCTGTCGCTTTCCCCTTCGGTGGGGGAACCCTCGGCCGGCGCCGGCTGCACCCCTTCCTGCAACCCCAGCGCCTTGGCGATGGTGTCGTAGCTATCGGTGGGGGCGGCGGGCGCTGCTGGTTTGGACTCTTCCGGCGCCGTAAGCTGTCCGGGCGGCCCTGCGGGGGTTGGAGAGGGGTTGAGGCGTGCTGTGGGTTGCCCCTGCGCCTCGCGTGCGGCCTCCTGGCGGCGTCTGGCGAGCAGGCGTCCGGCATCGGAGAGGCTGATGGACTCTTGGCTGGCTGGCGCGGGGGCGTTGACGACGTTGGTATTGGTTGCTGGTGCCGGGGTGGCCGGCTGGGCGGCTGCGGGCGTGGCTGCCGGTGCAGCAGGCGCGGAACTGCTGGACTCGCTCATGGGGTTTCCATCTCAGGTTTCGTGTGTCGGGGCTACTCGAACCGCCTGCCATCGGTCTCGCGCTGGTTCTGCAGCAGCGCGGTGTCGAGGCGTGAGCGCATTTCGGTGGCCAGGTGATCGATGGCCCGCGCCAGATTGCGGGCGTCCTCGCGCTCACGGACATCCGTACCATGCACAGCGGTCTGCACCGCGCCGTCGCGGATGAAGGTGAGGATGCTCATCAGTTCGGCATCCTGCAGCAGGCGGTGGGCCTCGCCGCCGCGGCGCTGGATTTCGTACCGTTCCTCGCGGGAGAGGTCGCTCACTTCCGGGTTGTGGTCCTGCTGATGGTGGGCAGCTTGGCGGTGCCGCGATCCTTGCCGGCGCCGGCTGCACCGCCGCTCTGTGGCTTGTTCTGGCCTTGGCGGGGCACCGTTTTCGTTGACTGGCTGCCTGATGCGCGTGTGACCATGGTGGCCTCCTGTGACGCGGTTTGTCGGGGTTTTCTGCCAACTCGCAGTTGCGAGTTGAACTCGCGGAAAGTGTTATTGCCCTGGTTGTGGTGGTGGCGCGTTGGGCCGCGGCAATGGCGGCCCTCCGGGTCCGAACAGTGATTTCGCCGCGGCGTTGGCAGCGATGTTCCCGTATGCACTGGGCATCTGGCCTTGCATCAGCGCCTGGCGCGTCGCCATCGCCTGGGCTGGATTGAACGAGCCGGCGGGCGGTCCCATTGGCTGTTGTGGGCGTGGTGGCACCATGGATGGCCCTGGCGCCCCTTGGGGCATCCCTGGCGGCCGTGGCGGCCCTTGGGGCGGCTGGCCTGGGGGTGGGCCTGCCGTGGCTGGCATCTGCGGGCTGGTGGGTGGCGGCAAGTTGCCGAGCAGTTGGATGCCCGGCACCTTGCTAGTCATCGCCTGCTGGAACTCGGTGAGCGACGGCACGGGGGTGCCGAACTGCGCCCCGGCGACCCAGGTCTTGGTCCAGGCATCGAGCGCTGCTTTGTCCCTGTTCAGGTCATCATCGGTCAGCATCTGCGCCCGCTTGGTCTGTTCCGACGCCCGGTCGTTCTCCACATCCGCCGCGGTCTTGCCGGCCTGTACCTGGGCGAGGATCAGCGACGGATCGGGCGGTGTCGGTGGCGGCGGCGGCGCCTGGAACCCCGGGGGTAATGCTTTGAAATATGAACTGACATCGGCAATGTTGGCGGTTTCCAGCATGCGCGACAGCGTATTCCGGTATTCCGGCACGCCGACCAGCGGATTATCCAACCCCTGGCTCTGCATGATCATCTCTTGCTTGCCGGCGATCTGGGCGAGCATGGCGAGGCGCTCCATGGGCATGCCCTTGCCGCCGACGTTCACGCTGGTCTGCCACATCACGCCGAGCGCGCGCGGATCGATCGGCACCCATTGCCCGCGGATACGATAGACGTTGGGCCGGTCCTGATGCCTGGCCATCATGCGCAATAGCCCACTGTAGAGCGGCGCTAGCCCAGTCTCGGCCAACGTCCGCGCCATCATGTCGAGCCGGTCCTGAGCTGCGCTGGTCTGCGCCGACACGGCTACGGGTGCCGTGCTCTGTAGCTCGTCCACGGTGAGCCCCTGCGAAGCTCGCGTGATGCCTGTCCGGCTCTCCCTGATGGCCTCCAGGGCTTGCATCATGTTGAGCGCCGCCTCGCCGGTATAGGGCTTCACCAGCTCGGTGACGGCGCCCGCCTGGGTGGTGCGGATGATGGACCCGATTGCCGTCTGCCTGGCGTCCGCGAGGTTCACTTGCCCGAGGGTGACGACCGTCCTTGGGAACATGCTCTGCGCCAGGCTGTCGAGCGTCGCGCGCATCACCCGCGACTCGACCCGCTGCAGGTCCATGACCATGTCGGCCTGGCTGTAGCCGATCAGCCGCCCGGGCTCCCTGTATGGCGTAAAACATGCCAGCGGGATCTCGTCGCAGCGCTCCCACTGGATCATCTTGGTGGCATTGCCCAGCATGTGGACGTGGATGAGTTCGGCTTTATGGTCGTTATCCGTATCGCAGCGTATCCAGCCCTCGGCGTAGCGACAGATGCCCATACTGCGGTCACCTGGCGGGCTTGGCTTGATATTGTGCCCCTGGGCCGGGTTACGGGCGATCATCTCGCGGCGCTGCTGCGGCCGCATCATGGTGTCGCAGTAGGCGAGGATCTTGTCTTCCGGCAGCCCCATCTCGATCAGGTCGCTGGCCGGTACATCGCGCACATGAAAGATACCGCGCGCCGTCCCGACGTCGTTGGCATCGGCCACCACCCAGACGCACTCGGCTGGCACGGCCTCGACCACTGGCCAGTTCTGCTGCGCGGTGCGGGTGATGGTGGCCGCCCACATTTCCGCAGCGCCACCCGACTGCAGATACATCGCCCCATCCGGGGTCTTTTGCAGGGTGGAGATTTCCTCGTCCGTCATCGGGCGTCGGACGATGCGTTGCGCCTCGATGCCGGGCTGGGCGAGCAGCATCTGGAGCTGCGGCTGCAGCAGCCCCTCGCAGACATCCGTCCGGACCTGCTCGCGCTTACCCCAGTACCAGCGGGCCCACCCCGCTTTCCTGGTCAGGGCATCCAGCAAAACGTCGTGCAGCACCTGCCAGCCGTGGTTGGCGGTCATCAGCGCCCAGCGCGCATAATCGGTCGCCTGGCGCGCCAGCGTCGTCGCTAATTGATCGTTGCCGGTGATCTCAGACGAAATCGGCTCAAACGACACCGGGTCTTCGACGCCGGTGAACACGCGGAGGAGCGAGGGCAGCGTACTCCTGATCGTATCCCGCACCACGGTGAGCACGATCTGCGAGCGCCCAGGCGTTTCATCCCCCAATGGCCGCCCATCGTAGTATTGCGACGCGGTGATCCGCTCGCGGCTGAGATACATGTCATAATTCTGTGCGATGCGGAAATAATACTGGGCCACGGCTTCTATCTCGCGGTCGTCCTTCCCCAGCCGCTCGAAAACGATCTCCTGTTGCCACGGCACGCCTTCCGGCTTGACTGTCGGGCGCAATCCGGCCGCGTAGCGCCGCAGGTTTGGCGGCAGATCCTGGTCGGGGTTGTGTGGATGTAGATCCGCCTGCTGCGGCACCAGGTAGGCAAGCATCTGCTCGCTGCCCAAATTTAGCCCCTGTGGCTGCATTCCACTGGGAACAAGATTGGCCAGCGGCTGCAGGGGTGGGATAATCCCTTGGGGCATCCCCATGGGGGACAGCAGGCCACCGGGTCGTTGGATCAGTCCGCTCATAACCTGGCCTTCTTCAGCTTCTCGACAGCCTGCTCGATGGCGCTCATGCGTTGCCGCAAATCAAATGCGCCGGTCTTCGCCTCCAGGAAGATCTTTCCCACTTCCTCAACGATGCCATCGGCCAATGCCTGGGCGACTTCATTGACGATGCGGCGCACCCACTCCTGCATGATCTCCATGTGGCGGGGGTCATCATCGGGTGGTGGCCACTGCGGAAGACTGCTCACACTACATGGTCCCCTCTGCGCCGCCGCCGCCGCCTTCGCTGCCGTCGTGTTCCAGCAGTCCTGGCAGTGCGGGCCCATTCGCCGCCTGCCTGGCCTGTGCCGCCTGGATCATCGCCAGGATGTCGGCCAACCCAGGAAGCTGCGGCGCGGCCTGTGGCGCGACCGGCGCCTGCCGCCCCCACATGTCGTAGCCGCTGGCACCAGGATTGACGGCGCTGGACCCTTGCTGTGCCTGCGCCAACCCCGGCCCGACGTTCAGCGACGGCACGGTGGGTGCGGCCTGCGGCTGCGGCTGTCCCGTGACGACATGCCCCCACTTGTCATAGGTGTTGTCTGGTGGCGGCGCAGCCTGTGGAGCCTGCGTGCTGAACTGCGGTGTCCCGCCGCCGAAGAACGACGAGATCGCTGTCGCCAACTGCCCCTGCCCGCTATCGGGGGTGATGCCCTGCGCCACCACAGGGCCAAGCAGACCACTCATGGCTCAATCATCCGTCAATGCCTCCACAAGGATCTGCGTGTAGTCGTAAGCCTTTACGTAGATGTCCAGCAGGGCACCACGGTGGTGATCGTCCTTTTCCATCCGCTCCACCACCTTGATGATTGCGTATGTCATGTCGCCCAGCACATTGAGCGTGTCATCAAGACACGGATGCAGTTCCCCCTGGAGACTCTCCAACTCTGCCCATTCTGCAACCAGATCGATGATGCCAACTTCCAGTACCGGCTGATCGCCATCAAAGACGGTAACCTCCATTCCCTCGCCATCGTCTGCCGGGAGCAGCATGACAGAGAGGTCAGCGGCGCTCATACCTCCACCTCCTGGCCGAGATCCATCCGCATGCCCACCTTGTCGTAGATCCCGCCGCTCATCCCCGAGCCCACCCCCAGCCCCTGCTGACAGAATGTGAGGTTCAACGCATCCGCGTAATCACATGATGGCAATCCCCTGGCGCGCATGCTGTTCTTGTCCTCGACCTTCAGCCGGCCATCACTGAGGAACGCATACCGTGGCGCCACTAGGTCATCCCTCAGCCGCTCATGCCGCGGCAGCCGAACCGCCCTGCTCGACAGCCACTCCTTGCACCGCACCCACAGCTCGTCTCTGAG